TATAAATACTAATAATTATAAGGAAATAGGTATGAAACTAAGGTTATTTTTAACTATTATTTTTTTATTATTTGTGTTAATGCCAACCGCTGGTGGAAATTTTACACAAGCTAAACCATTAAGTGTAGTTTTATTAAGTAATTTATGTTACGATAATATGGTTACACAACACTTTGGTTTTCAAGTAAGTAAAATATTAAAGAAAAATAATGAAAAATTTGAATGTAAGAAATATTTTCTTAATTGTCACTCAGATTGTGGTGAAACGAATCTCAGAACAAAATTTAAAAGAATTTGGGAGAAAATTAAAGCAGAAAAACCCGATATTTTAATCATTTATAATAATATTATTTGGCGACACTTTAAATATGATATTTTAGAATATGCTAAAGTAAATAAAGTTGGCTTATTTAATATGTATTTCGATGATGAATTAGCTAAAGATGTTATCGATTTTGGTGATCAAATGTCAAATATTTTTATAAGTGCTTATAAAATTCATGTTAGAGAATTTATTAATTTCTTTAAAGCGAATTCACGAGATTTCAAAGATTTTTATATTTTTAGAGATGGTTGTTCTGAAAATTTAAAAATTGCTGATGATTTAAAAGATGAATTAAGAAATATTAGTTTTGATTATAATATTCACGTGAAACATGTTCGTACTGAACATCAGCTCAAAACAGAAATTTTGAAATTACAGACCGCAGAAAAACAAGGTGTCATAATCCCATTAATGTTTAGTCTTACTGACAATAAGGGAGGTCACATAACTATAAATAATATTTTAGATGTTATATCTAATTTAAACAAAAAACATATTGAACTTAGTATTAATCATGATGCTTCTGAGTTTTTAGGATTATCTTATGCGCATAATTTACGTGAGAAATATTCAATAACACATCCTTTATTAGAACAATTTTTAACAAAAAAAATAACAAATAAAGTAGAATTTAATGAAGTGAAATTTGTGATTAATCAATCTAAATTGTATGATATTTTCAGAGGAAAAGAATTATTGAAAATTACAAACGATTATGTAGATATTTATGAGTAAATTATGCAAAATTCTTTTATTGAAATTATAAATTCTTTTTTCGAAAAAATTTCATACCATGTGACATATGAAATAATTGATGAAAAAATAGTTAAAAAAGAAACTAATACCTCATTTGGTTCTTTTGGTTTTACTTATTTCATGTTTGTATTATTAATTATTTTTATTACAATGTTAATAAGTATAAATATTGCGGGTAGTTTAAAAGAAAAGTATAACGAAAAAATCTTTTTAAACACGTATGAATCAGAACAAATATGCATTGATAATTCCCAATGGGTCGAATGCTATACTTTTAATGATAAGGGTAAATTTAAAATTTCCCTAGATGAACAGAATCCAGAATACACAATTTTTATTAAGAGAGTTGACTAAATGTGGGAATTACTATTTAGCTTATCTTCTTCTACCTTCTTTTCGATAGGTGCTGGGATAATTGTTATCGCTTGCATGTTTTTGGTTGTTATACCATTAATGAAGCGTGTTTCAAAATTAGATGAAGTTGTTATGGAAAAACTTAATGGACTTCCTAATTCTAAACAATTTGAAAAATATATCGAAATAGTTGAAAAATCAAATAGAGAAAATACAATTTTCGCTCAAACATATTCAAAGTTAAATACTGATATTGATGAACTTTTAGAAGAAGTTCAACGTCTAAATAAAGAAAAATTCGTTAAATCTGTTGCTGGCGAATTTGATGTTGTTTGTGATATGAAAATGAAAAGTTTTATAAAAGAAATTGATAATTTGAAAAAAGGTATCACTAATTATTTCTTACTTATAGAGCGTACAGAAGATATGACTTATACATATTTAGAATCGCTTACTGAAGCTAGAATTGATACTACTCAATTTCTTATGACATTGGCTAGCAACTTAGCCAAAAAAGATAGTAATATTATTGATGAACGTGATATACAAGAATTAGCTCGTATTAAAGAAAAGCTTGAAAATGCTGTTAAAAAAGTTAATGAATTACATAAGAGCAATTATTTTATCGATTCCACTAACAAAAGATCTGGAGAAATATCCAGACTACACGACCACCACCACAGCTGGTAAGGAACTAAAAATGAGAACGCTCCCTATTGACATTAGCATTTTACTTAAACACATTCATACGCAATTTGAAAAAATTCGTAGTAATAAATCATTCGAAGATAGAATGTGCTACTGTCGTGAAAAAATTCTAGAGGAATTCACGATCGCAGTAGAAAAACTGCTGATTAAATTCGGTTCTAGAACTTTAAAATTTTTAGATGATTATAATCTTGCATTGAGTACTGACATTAGCGATATTTACGAATGGTTTAATAAAGAAGTTTACGATTCACTTTATAATAATGATTTAGTTTCAAATGAAATGATTCTTTCATTCCAATTAATTCAACAACATCAAGACAAAAAATTCTTTGATATTATACAAGAAAAATATATTAATATTTTAAAATACGTAAAAGAAGATAAAGAAGTTGGATTAGAAAATGAAATGAATGATTTATATGATGAAATTCGTGCTTGGTACGAACTATTTCTTTATATTATTCTTTCAACACAATTTAACTGTCAATCATTTAAAACAGAATTTCTTTCTGATAACGGAGTTCCACCAGATTCATTTTCATCTAATTGCTCTGGAAATTGCGAAGAATGTATTCACCACAATGCTGATATGAAATGTAAAGTTCACGAAGGTGTTCTTGAAAGAGGTGAAGCTGTTTATATTATCATGAATAATGATTTTATCAATGATATGTTTTGGGTTGATAAATTACTTGAGATAGTTACAAAATATCATAAAGACCCACAAGCAATCAAATGGGTTTTCGATTATCGCATGTATGATCAATTAGTACAATGTCATCTTTCACATGATCATTATTTAAAGATTATTGAAATTGGAAAAATGTTTAAACATGTGAAAATTAGAAATTGGGAAGGAATTAACTTCAATGGATTTTACGATGATATCGTACATCTATTAGAAAAAGGATAAGTAATGAGTGAAGACATCTTCTGTAATGACATAAATTATTTAAAGTCTGCTCAATTTAAACTTATTCTTGAACGAGAAGAACGCACGGTTGAGTTTTTTGTTCAAGACTGTATTCTACCTGGCTACCAAATCGGTGAAATGCAAATGGCTTGGATGGCGCAAAATCATGAACGCCCTGGTGATCATATTCAATGGAATGTACTTTCAGCAAACGTACTTTGTGATGAAGAACTTAAAGCAATTAAAGAATGTCACAAATATTGCATGAGATTAAAAGACCCAGAAACGGGTGAACTTGGTAATCAACATGAAGAAACATTCGATGCTAAACTTTTAATTTACACTAATAAGAATAATCTTCAACATGTTGTCACTTTCTATAATGCTTGGATTCAAACAGTTGGTGATTTACAATTTTCACACGTTACAACAGAAGATGATCCTATAACATTTCCAGTGGACATCCAATACGACTACTATAAATTTGAAGAATGAGTTACTATCAAATAGCGAACTTTGAAAAATATCTAAAGAATCCAAAGAAATATAAAGGTGATTATCCTATTCAATTAAGAAGTGGGTGGGAAATTAAATTTGCACAATGGCTTGACAATAATACAGGCGTTTTAAAGTGGAACTCTGAAACAATTGTTATTAAATATGATTTCTTAAATCCACAAACAGGACAAGTTCGAAAGCATCGTTATTTCACAGATTTTTGGATGCAAATCAAAGATAAAAATGGTAATATTAAAGAGTATTTAATCGAAATTAAACCATCGAAAGAAACTCAGCCACCACCGAAACCAAAACGAGAGACTAAACGTTATCATCAACGAGTCTTCTCATATCTAAAGAATCAAGCAAAATGGAATGCCGCTAGACAGTTTTGTGAGCATCAACGTCAAATGGGAAAAGACATTGATTTTGTTGTCCTCACCGAGAAAGATTTACCAATATAAATAACTTTAGGATATAGTATGGCTAGACAACTAAAACCGAATTCTATTTACGCTTTTCGCTATAAGAATCCGGCAACGAAAAAAAGATTAGAAGTTTGGGATACTGCGCCATTAATTATCCCACTTGATATTACGAGTAAATCATTACTTGCTGTTAATCTTCACTGGATTCCTAGCAAGTATCGACAAGATTTCGTTGATTATCTCATGCAATATTTTAAGCAAGGGAAAGTCGGCGGTAAAAGGTTAAAACGAACTCGACTTTATTATAACTTCGTGAAATCGGGAAAAATTAAATGGGCAATGGTCGCGATTCGTCGATATCATTTATCACGAATCACTGGAATTAAAGAAGTTCCACAAGATCAATGGCCTAAAGTTTTAAATATTAGAAGCTATCGAGCTAAGTTCAAATACACAGATTGGAAGAAAAATGTCACAAGAGCATTTAGAAAGCCAGTTAGGTAAGGAATAATAAATGAATATATTTAACGCATTAACTGAAGAACTCAAACGCCCGTTCTATAGTCCAGAAGAAGCGAAGCAGACACAACAAAAATCATTGTCTACTACTTCGCAAGAGACAGATTATGAGAGTGATTATATTCCATATGATCCTTTTAACTCTTATTCAAGTTCTTCTCTTCAAGAACAAGCAAATTCTTCAATCAACCGAAAAGAAATTATTGCTAAATGGCGCAAATGTGCATGGAATGCTGAAGTCGATGAAGCAATCACTGAAATTTTGTCAGAAGCAATTGTGTACGATGAACAAGATCCACCAGTTCAAGTTGATCTTGACGAAGTTGAAATTTCAAAGAAGATTAAAGATAAAATTATTGATTCATTTAATAACATTCTCTTCATGCTTGACTTCAATCGCATGGGAGAAGATCTTTTCAAAAAATGGTACATCGATGGTCAACTAAACTTAGAAGTTGTTTATGACAATAAGAAAATCGCTGATGGTATTCAAAAGTTAATTGTACTTTCACCATTTAATATTTGGAAAATCAGAAATTAAAAAACTGGTGAAATTAAGTACATCATGAAAGATGAGAAGCCGGATGGTTCATTCGCTTCAAATATCAAAAAAGCTGAAAGAATTTTTGAACCAGAGCAGCTTGCTCAAATCGTTTCTGGTCTTTGGTCAACTGATAATAAGACACCAATGTCTTATCTTCAAAAAGTAGTTAAACCAGTTAATCAATTAAGTTTATTAGAAGACGCAGTGGTTATTTGGCATATCACACGCTCTCCTGAAAAACGAGTATTTTATATCGACACTGGTAACTTACCAAAGTCTAAAGCAGAAGAATATATTAAGCGTCTGATCGCTAAATATCGTCAAAAGAAAATTTATAATGTTAATTCTGGTACGATCGACAATCGTTCAAATACAATTTCAATTCTAGAAGACTTCTGGCTTCCACGTAATGCTGCTGGTCGTGGTACTGAAATTGATACACTCTCTGCTTCTTCCGAGGGTATGGAAAATATGACTCATATTGAGTACTTCGTGAATAAAATTTACAAAGCACTCAATGTACCTCGTTCACGACGCGATGAAGAAAATCGTATTGCTATCAACAGTTCACTCGATATCGAAAAAGACGAGTTGAAGTTCTGGAAATTTGTTCTTAAACTTCGCCGTCGTTTTAATAATCTCTTTATTGATCTATTGAAGAAAGATCTTCTTGCTAAGAAGATTCTTAAACTTCAAGATTGGGAGCAGATTCAAGAAAAAATTAACTTCATTTATGTTAATAATAACCCATATTCTGACATTAAGAAGCTTCAGATTCTTGAAATGAGAATGGGTATTGCTGAAAACGCATTAAATCTTGTCGAGAGTGATCTTCTTTCTAAACAATATGTTAAAGAAGAGATTATGTCTCAAACGAAAGAAGAAATCGATAAGATCAAAAAAGAGCGTGAAGAAGAAAAGAAAGAAGGCGATGGTAATGTTGCTGGTGACGATGATGGAACGGGAGGTTATTCTTCATTCGATCAACCACAAGCCACTGATGGACAACCACCAGCGCAACCTGCTCCACAGCAAGGTATTGAAAAAGAAAATAAACCAGTTTACTTGGCTGCTGACATGAAAGAAGAATTGAGTGCTTTCATTCAACAGCAGGTTCAAGAAGCAATCATGGGATTGCGCCAATTAGAAGTTGAGAAAAAGAAAGCTGACTTCATTAAGAATCTGAAGGAAGGCGATATCATCTCAAATGGCACTGAACAATTAATTTTACGCAACGGTAAACTTGTTCCTTATACGGAAAAATAAATGGCTACAAAATCATTTAAAGAACTCATGCGAGAAAAAGAATTCTCCAAGATCAACTTGGATGAGTTCAACCTTGTGAATGAGAAAATTCCTTCCGTAGACGCTAAAGATCTTGAAGGTTTCAATGTCATCATTCGTAAAGACGATGATATAAAGCAAGTTCAAATCGTTGAAGGTGAAAAAGGTGAGCAAGGTCCTCCGGGTCCAGAAGGTTCACAAGGTCCTCCGGGTCCAGAAGGTAAAATTGGTCCTGCTGGTATCCAAGGTCCAACTGGCCCTAAAGGCGAAAAGGGAGACAAAGGTGATCAAGGTGAGCGCGGAGAACAAGGTCCTCAAGGTGAAATTGGACCAGATGGTTTACGTGGCTTAACTGGTGAAACTGGAGAACGTGGGCCACAAGGTGTGCCAGGCGTTCCAGGCCCTAAAGGTGAAAAAGGCGATAAAGGTGATCAAGGCCCTCAGGGTGAAGTTGGTCCTCGGGGCGTTCAGGGTGAAGTTGGTCCTGCTGGTCCAGAGGGTAAACGTGGCCCATCCGGAGAGAAGGGCGATACTGGGCCAGCAGGACCTCAAGGCGAGGTCGGTCCGCAAGGTGAAACTGGGCCACGTGGTCTAGAAGGCTTGCGTGGTCCTCAGGGGGAACCAGGTCCTCAAGGCAAAACCGGACCAAAAGGCGTAAAGGGGCCTAAGGGAGACACGGGTCCTGAAGGAAAGCAAGGTAAAGTTGGTCCAAAGGGTGCTAAGGGGCCTAAGGGTGAACGCGGACCTGAAGGCAAAGCCGGTAAAGATGGTACTGCTCCAGCTCATGAAATTCAGACTAACGGAGTAAGATGGAAAAATCCAGATGGTACTTGGGGTGAATGGCTTTATGTTAAAAATATGGCTGGACGTGGAGGAGATTCAATCCTAGCTGGTGGTTCGGGCGTTGGTCCACAAGAAGCACAAGGTATTGCACAACAAGTAGTCGAAACAGCAATTAGCAATATAGTAGAAGATATCACGAATGATGTAAATAATAGCATTATAACTGATGTTACTGAGATTGCTAATACTATTATCGAACAAATGATCAATGAAGGTGTTGTTGCTGCTCCAACTATTGAGAGTGAACACGAAGTCATTAGTGCTAATGGTGGAATCTCAAGTATACCAACACCAACTGATATGATTATTGGAAGTGAAGAAATTTATCTCAATGGTATTCGCTTAAGTAGCGGAGCATCAAGAGATTATGTGGCAAATAGTTCAACTATTGATTTCATGAATGGTTGGTTGCTATTTACCAATGATGTTATAAATATTGTATATGTAAAAGAAAGCTAAACATTTAGGAGTTTAAATTATGGCACGTACATTAGTTCGCGGTAATACACAAATAATGCCGGAGTCGATTTCTAATAACGAAATCATGTATCCAGCAGATAATGGTGGCGAAGCGATCGAACTTGCAAAGATTCAATATGCTGACGATATTGTTCGAGTTGGTGCACCGGTTAGCGGTGAAATCAACATGGATGGCAATAAAATTACCGGTGTGGCACCAGCTACACAAGGAACTGATGTTGTCATTAAATCTCAGCTTGATTCTATCTCTGCGGGTCTCGACCCGAAAGAATCTGTTAGAGTTGCTACCACTGGCAATATTACTTTAACAGACTTACAAACAATTGACGGAATTAGTCTTCAAGCTGGAGATCGAGTTCTCGTTAAAAATCAAATTGACCCAGCTGAAAACGGTATCTATACTGTAGTAGATTCTGGTAATTGGGTTCGTTCTGAAGATGCTGATGGTTCTACCGGTGAAGTTTCTGGTGGTATGTTCACATTCGTTGAAGCTGGTTCTAGTAATGCTGGTACTGGTTGGGTCGTTGTTGCTGATGGAACACTTGTACCTGATACTGACGATATTAACTTCACACAGTTCGCTGGTGGTGGAGCTATCATTGGTGGTCTTGGTATCAATGTTTCTGGTACAACTGTAACTGCTGACGTTGATGGCATTACTCTTATCAACGATGGTGGTGGCACAAGTGATAAAATTGCTGTTGCTGCTGGTGGTATTGGCCCAATTCAGCTTGCTACTGATGCTGTTACTAGAAACAAAATTCTTGATGATGAAGTAACTGCTTCTAAGATTAATGTCGACGTTGCTGGTTCTGGTTTAACACAAGCCGCTAGTGGTGCTCTTCAAGTTTCTGTTGATGGTTCTTCTATCATCATTAATGGTAATACTCTCGAAGTTGACCCTTCTGCTATCGCTTCTGATCTTGCTGGTGATGGTCTTACTAGTGTTGGTGGTGATCTCGACGTTAACGTTGATGGTACTACTATTCAAATTACTGGTGGTGCTCTTACCGTTAATACGACTGGTATCACAGGGGTTCTTGCTGGTGATGGTTTAATTGCTGATGGTGATGAAATCGATGTTAATGTTGATGACACAACTATCGAAATCAACGCTGATGTATTAAGAGTTAAAGCTGGTGGTATTACTGCTACTGAAATTAATTCTTCCGCTCTTGGTAGTGGTTTAACTGGCGGTTCTGGTACTGCTATCGCGGTCGACCCAAGTGTTGTTCTTACTGCTGCTAATTATGTCGTTCGTGAAACATTCGTTCCAACTAACAACCAAACCGATTTCCAACTCGCAAATACACAAGTTGCTGGTACTGAAATGGTTTTTGTTAATGGTATTTTAATGGAAGCAGGTGCTGGTAACGACTACACTATTACTTCTGGTGGTTTAATTTCATTTGAAGACGGCCTTCGTAATATTGGTGGTAAAGTTGATAAATTGGCAGTAACGTACTTTAAACAATAATGAGTAATTAAATGGCTAAAACGAGAATAGGTGCAAGAGAAGTACTAGATTCTGACATTGGTCGAAGTGATCTTAATATTTCCACTTCCGGTGAAGCTCTTATCAGAAAAGTTCTTCCCGGAAGTGGAATTAACATTGCTTGGACTGGAGTAGACCCTGGGACTGGTGATGTTACAATTACAGCTACTGGGGGAGTCGGTGGGGATGCAGTTGCTCTTGAATCCTATGAACTTCAAGATTTAACTGGTGGACAACAACTAACAGCTACTCCAGTTACGATAAACTTCAATGGACCTCGCATAGCAAACGCAAATTTCACTTACGTTGGTGGTGAACTTGAGTTTTTAGTAGACGGCTTATACTTCATTTTAGGAAGAGTTACTGCTGATATTACTGCTGGCACTAGTAGAAGTGAATCACAATTTTATCTGGAGCAGGACATTGGTACTGGATGGGCATCTATTTCGGGTACGACTGGAATTCTCTATCATCGAAATAGTTCAGAAGGTGGTAACACTGCTAACGTTTCATGCATCTTTAATGCTACTGCTGGAGATAAAGTGAGAATACAAGCATATCGCGCAAGCGGTACTTCAACTATAATAACTGTTCCAGAAGGATCATCATTATTAGCTATTAATCTTATTGGTGCTCAAGGACCAATTGGACCAATTGGAGCTACTGGACCAGCTGGTACTAATGGAACAGATGGTGTTGACGGGGTCGATGGTGCTGATGGTTCACAAATCTATACTGGCTTTGGAGCTCCATCAGATACTCTTGGTCAGGACTCTGATATTTACATAAATACAGGTAATAACGAATATTATCAAAAAGTTGGTGGAACATGGGGACTTCCTATCGGTGTTCTCGGTAGTGGTGGCTCTGGTGGAATAACAGATCATGATCAATTAGTTGGATTATTAGATGATGATCATCCACAATATCATACTGATGCTCGTGGTGATGCTCGCTATGCGCTTATAGATCATGGCCACACGCTTGAAGATATTGGCGATTTCGCACTGAACTTACAAAAGATTGAAACTCTGTACTGGATGGGATTAACATAATGGCTTTAACAGCAACTCCGATTAGAATATGCCAATTTTATTTCACAAATGCTAATTATCAAGATGATAACTTAGTGTACACTGTCACACAACCTAAAGTAATTATCAAAGAAATTTTATTGGCAAACAGAAATACAACTAATGATAATGCTAGTTTGGCGATTGTTCCTCAAGGCGAAACGCTTGGAGCAGAACATTATATCTTCTTAAATGGCAGAGCATTAGACGAAGAAAGTAATATTTTTACGGGTATTTCTTTAGTATGTGAAACTGGGGATAGAGTATATGTAACAGCCTCTGACAGTGATATAACAATCACTGTTTCTGGTGTAGAATTTACGGAGATTGTATAATGGGTGTATTAAGAACAAACGAAGATAGTTTTGAAGATCAAGCTAATTTAAATAATTACGTAACTGATCAACATTTTGAGTTCACTATTGCATCTCGAGGTATTAACTCTTGGTATCAAATTCTACCAAAAAATTATTACACGTCTCAAGTAATTGAAGATTCGGTTGTTGCTACATTAAATAGTGATGATACAGAAAATGGTATTATTCAAGTCTTTCAAGTAAATGTCAGTGATAATCTTAATGGAATGAAAGTTCTCGCCAAAGCATCTCACCCAGTTACTGATGAAGTTATTTTAATCGACGATTTTGAATATTCATCTCATGAAGACGCAAGAACAGCGTGGCCAATCATTCAAGATGATTTGGATGAAGAATTAGCAATTTATTCTGATAATTATCATGAATTAAACGGTAATTATTGTATGAAAATTACTGCTCAATCAGATGCTGAAGGGTCCTCATTCTATAAAGCATTTGATACTCCTCAGGATTGGGAACAAATGAAATCATTATATTTCAATTGGAGAGCAACTAAAGAGGGTTCTGGATATCGCTGGAGAATTCGTATTTATGACAATATCGATCAAATTGCTTATACTGAATTCAGTCCGACAGACAAATATAATTGGGAATATATAGAATTTGCGAAAGATATTTTCAATAATACGGGTGTTATTGACTGGTCGCAAATTGTTAAAATAGACTTTTATTGTGTTGCTTCTGATTGTTGGCACGAAAATTATATTGATGATCTCGGTATGGTTAAAAATACAATTACCTCTAAAGTTACGTCTGAAGTTTCCTTAATTCATTTCGGTACAAATCCTGATTTTTCTACAATTGGAGACATTAAGACTCTTGATAATAACTTCGATGTTGAAGACTTAATAGTTTCAGTAAATGGAGCTCATATTGTCGACATTAATTTACAATATGGAGCAAGCAGTAATGATTGGAAATTAGTCGATGGTGATTATTATGGTATTTACATTAAGAAGCCAGAAGTTGGTACAATTACGCTTTATGGATCCG